CCCTGCCGGGGCTGGTGAAATTTACCCGAGTGGAACGGTCTGAGCGTCAAGGTCGTAATCCTAGCACGGGCGAGGCCATCACCATACCCGCGGCATTATTGCCTAAGGTTAAGGTATTGAAAGTGTTTAAAGACAACGTGTATTAATTAATCTGACTTATTTACCGTGTGTTGGGTTACAAAAAGACGTAGCCCAACCTACCCACCCAATAAAGGAACTGCAATGACCCAAACCGCAAAACAACTACGCCAACGTGCCACCGAGATACGCACCCTAGCGCAAACGGCAGACGGCCCCGCTTATCATCGTGAAATGCAAGAAGCAGATCACTTAATTGCGCAGGCGGAAAAATTAGAAAAAACCAGTGCGCCACAGGAGAAAAAAAGCGCGGGAAAAGATCAGCAGCGCAAACGCGATCTAGCCGCCATTCATACACTCGCTAAAAAGGCAGGATTAGAGGACGATGACAGCTACCGGGATATGCTAGAACAGCTAACCGGACAACGTAGCGCAGCAAAATTAAGCCGGCCACAGCGTTATAAGGTCATTCAACATCTTAAAGCCAATGCGCCAAAGCGTGCAGCCCACTATCCTGATAGACCCAACAACAACACCGACACCAGCGCACAAATGAAAAAGATAGAAGCGCTGCTGGCAGAAGCCAAATACCCGTGGAGCTATGCCAAAGCCATTGCTAAGCGCATGTATCACAAAGAACAGCTAGAGTTTTGTACCAGCACCGAGTTAACGGGGGTGATTAGTGCCTTGGTGAAAGATGCTAAAAAACATAGTCGGAGTCTTAAATGATCTACTTCCAATGTCCCTATTGCCAGCATGAATATCATGAAGATGACTTATTTGAACAAGATGATGAGGTCATAGAAAGCCCTATTGGCTTACTACCCAAATCATTTACCCTAACCTGCCCCAACTGCTTTGAGATATTTGACATCCAGCGCACAGTGACAATAACCTTTACCGCCACAGGACAAAATGAGTAAAAAACGCTTTATCCAAGGTGTGCTGATTCGCAGCCTACCGGCACTGGATAAAGTGCCGGAGGCTATCAGTTATGCCGAAGGGCTGTGGGATGCCATAAGTCAACATGGCTATGGTCAAACTGCAGCTGCTACACCGCGAGAAAATAAAGACTGGTATCAAAGCCTAACACCGAGGCAAAAAGAGGGGTTTAATCGCTTCTGGAATGCCTTTAAATATAAATATGGGCGTGATGGAGCGGCTATGCGCTGGTCACAACTGGGAGAATTGCCGGACAAAGACTATCAGAAAATTATAGACGCAGCCGAAAAGGAAGGTAGCCGCCAATTACCGCAGGGACAATCGCGCATGATGGCGCAAGGCTGGTTGCATGAAAAGCGCTATCAAGATTATCAGGCCTACGAGCCACCCCAACAAGACCAGAAAAAACACGTTTTAAATCACTTACATAATGAGTTAAACGGCATTAAAACCCTGTATAATAAAAGCGGAGACGAGGCATTATTAGCCCAGATCAGCAAACTTGAACAGGCCATTAAAGATGCAAGACGCGACTAACTACCCCGAGATTTTGCAAGATTTAAAAAGCAATATTGCACAGGTTGCCAATCAACAAGGCATCGGCGACGAAACCGCCCGCACCATCGCGCATATCGTCGCTGAAACCCTGCGTAAAAACTGGGGCGGTATGCAGATTTATATTTGCAAAGGCTATGAATATGATCTTAGTCAGCGTGATTTAGACATCTTGAATGAATTCACGGGGCGTAATCATCATGCTTTATGTCGTAAATATGATATGAGTTTGCAGCGTTTATACGCGATTATCAAAGTACAGCATAAAAATCTGATACGTGAAAAACAAGGGGATTTGTTTGAGGAAAATAATTAACCCTACTAGCAAGCCTATACCTAACTCGTGAGGCACATTTATGTAGGATGTGCTGAAGAACGAAGCGCATCGTTTGTGTGTGATGCGCTTCCTATCGTCAGCACATCCTACTTGCTGGCATTTTAGAATATGAAGCAAGTCTTGATAAAAAATAATTGACAACAGCGCGATAATGCGGGTAATCTAATTAGGCACTGCATTGCCAGTGTCGGGATTAGTACCCCGCTATTTGAAAACCGCCAGCGCGGTACGCGCTTTTTTTATGCCTATCTTTTATGATGGGCTGGCACAGGCTACCTTTGGGTAGGCCGTTTGGTTTTCAGCGGTAGTACTAACCTGAGTCAGCCCGTCGCCCAATTAGTACTAAGCGACGGTCTTTTATTAATTAAATGAGAACCGTTATGACTACGCAATTAATCCCTGTATTCACAGGCGAAATCAATCAAATCCAACAACCCTTATGTGATGCTAGAGAGTTATTTAAGTTTTTAGAAATAACTTACAACTTTGGCACATGGATAGGAAATCGAATTAGACAATACCAATTCATTGAAAATACTGACTATTGTTCATTTATAAAAATATGTAAACGAACTTCTCGCGGAAGCACTACGTTAACTGAATATCATTTGACCCTCGATACAGCCAAAGAGCTCGCCATGGTCGAGCGCAACGACAAAGGCCGTGAAGCCCGCCGCTATTTTATTGACTGCGAGCGTCGCTTACTCAGCAACCACCTATTAACCGACAATATAGAAATCAGTGTGTTTCAAGCTGAAAACATCGAGCTTAAAGCCCAACTTGCCCAGCAGGCCGAAATGTTATAGCTATACCGCTTTAAAGCCAATGCCTTAGAGCAACAAACAGGCGCAAAAAAGCCCAAGCGTAAAGGCACGCGACCGATTACTCAAAATGAGATTAACGCGATTCATGCGTTGCATGAGCAAGGTTTAAGCAATAAAGAGATTGCACACCAAATAAGCCGATCAACGGCATCGGTCTCTTATGTTTTACGCGGTGTAAAGGTGGGGGGTATAGCATGAGCACTCAAACCGACATAGCAGATCAAGGAGACATCATGTCTACGCAATTAATCCCTGTTTTTACAGGCGAAATCAGCAATACTTCTCAACCTCTATGTGATGCAAGAACCTTGTACGATTTCTTGGGAGTTACATACAACTTCGGTAACTGGATTGCTAATCGTATAAAGCAGTACCAATTCATTGAAAATACTGACTTTTTGATTTATATAAAAAATTATAACAATCCCCATAGCGCAGGTCGTTCGTCAAAACAGTACCACCTTACTTTCGACATGGCCAAAGAACTCGCCATGGTCGAGCGTAACGACAAAGGCCGTGAAGCCAGACGCTATTTTATCGACTGCGAAAAACGCCTACATAGTCAGCATCAACTAACCGACACGCTCGAGCACAAGCAAGCACAGCAATTTGCCACCCTAAAACGCTATGCCTTACGCGTTAACCCCGTATGGCAAGCCATTAGCCGTTATAAAGCCATGGGTTTAAACCATGCCGAAATCGGTAAATTAGTCGGTCTGAATGTCTCCACCATACGCCGTCAAGTACGCAGTATGGAAGCCAGCGGATTATTAGCCACCCCCACCCAGCTTGACCTATTAGCACATGACGCACAGGAGGTATAGCATGAGCACTGAAACCAACATAGCAGACCAAATGGAAGACCTAGGCGCCTGTTTACGTAGCTTGCAGACCTTAATCGGCTGTGTAGACAAGAACGCCGCTTTAAATACCGGTGATTTATACTTCTTGCTGGGCTTGGTCACGGATAAGCATCAAGCGATTCTTAAGCAGATGTGATTTAAAACCCCCTTATAACGCCTTTATAAAGCCCTTTTAACAAGGGCTTTTTTATGCCTTAAATTCCTTAACTGGCTTTAATATCTATGTAACCCCCGTTTCTATACACTCACTTTATGAGTAAAAAACGTGAATTATCTAAGATTAAATAACTGATTATCCATTGTGCTGCCACCCCCAATGGGGTGCGGTTTACTGCGCAGGATATTGATGAATGGCATGCCGAGCGCGGTTTTCATCGAGCGCCGCAGTTTATTAGTGCCGATGCACCGCTGATGGCCATTGGCTATCACTATGTTATTGATCTGCGTGGGCAGGTGACCATTGGTCGTCTATTGTCAGAAACCGGTGCGCATGCCCTACACCATAATACTGAGTCCATTGGCTTGTGTTTAATTGGCACTGACCAATTTAGTTTATTGCAGTGGCACAAGCTGGCGCTGATGGTCAATGGCTTATTACGCCAGTTCCCTGATTTAACAATCAAGGGTCATCGTGATGTATCGCCTGATCTTAACGGGGATGGCCGTATTGAAAAAAATGAATGGACTAAAACCTGCCCAGGCTTTGATGTCTATAGCTGGTTATCGCGTGGCAAAGTCCCCTTGCAAGCGCATATTTTTAACTACTCTGAGAACGTCAATGAACCGTATTGAAAAACAACTTAAATCTGTCAGACAAGATGTTGCTCGCTGTGAGCAATATATGCTCGAATCCAAGCAGGAATTATTGCGCATTCGAGTGAATCGCGATGAAGTAAAAGATGCGCTGCATAATCTGGATAACGCGACACATGACTTGCAGTTTCAGCTTATGAACCGTCTGTCACATAGTAAATTTATAAAATATATGCAGGTGAATTATGGCTGGTAACCAACAGAAAAAGCCTTATTACAAAAGTAAAACGCTGTGGTTTAACGCGGGTGTTGCTGCTTTTACCGTCTTGAGTGCTCGTGTTGATTTATTGCAGAGCTATTTACCCGATGGCGGCTATTTGGGCGTGATGATGCTAATCGCGGCGGTGAATGTCTATTTGCGTACGGTTACAAATCAGGGGCTTAAAAAATGAGAGGCTCTGATATACGTACCATTACAGCGGTTTTAAGCACGATTTTATTATTTTTTATATTAATCTTGCTGTCGTATCACTCACTGTCCGGTGTAGCACCGTGCAATGTTTGCACTTCAGGTGCAGCGAATATTCCAGAGCCATCAACCCTATCGCTTTTTGCGGTTGCCGCGCCGTTTTTATTTTGGAAACTATTATGATCGAACTATTACTAGGGCTAGGCGGTGCGGTCGCTGTTTTATCCGCTAGTTTATTTATTAATGTGCTGCGTACTGGCAAGATTATAAAGCAGCGTGACCAGGCCGTTGCTGCGCTAGATGCGATTAGTCGATCACGAGAGGCGGTGAAAGAAACCATTAAACAACAACGGAGCGATGATGAGTCGATACAAGCACAGATTGATGCTCGTGATTATTTTGGCGGCTAGTGGCTGCTCTACACAGTACATCACTGCACCATTGCCCATGCCAACTAAACCGGATATGCCGGTTTATACCGATGCTGATTTAAGTTGCCTACCCGATTATGTTTATCGTTGGGTCGCAGAGCGTGATCTGGCGCACAGACGCTATGAGCAGCGTTTAGAGGCGGTGATAAAATCGACATGGAGTGCGCATGGATTATGACAGTATTCGCCTGGGTCTGACCCTGATTAATATGTTAGTCACGGCGTTGGTGGGGGTATTTGTCTGGCAAAACAAGCGCCATCAAGTGACCAATGCCACGATTAAAGAAAATGAGACACATTATAAAGCGGCCATTGATCGTTTAGAAGATCATATGAATAGTCGCTTAGATGATAAGTATCGGCGGCTGAATGATATAGAAGACCGTCAAAGCACGCTGAAAGCGCATGTTAGCAGCTTGCCTTCCGAGGCGCATATTCTGCGCTTGCATACGCGGTTGGATGCGATGACCTCGGGCTTTAATCAAGATTTCCAGCGTATGACACTGATGCTGGGTGATATCGGCGGAAAAATTGAAATTATGAATAAGGATAGATCATGAGCGAACAAATGAAAATGATAGACGAGCGCCGTCGTTCGGATATATTGATTATGCTGTTGCAAGATTCTGATTACAGTATTAATGATGGCTTATTACAGGAAATGCTAGACTTGCAAGGCGATGGTGTGTCGTCTGATAAGCTCGCGACTGAGTTAGCCTGGTTGGCAGAGCAGACCCTGATTAGTTTGAAGCCATTGCCAGGCTGTACCGTGGTGACATTACGCAGACGGGGTGTGGATGTGGCTAAAGGGTCGGCGGTCGTCCCCGGTATTGCCCGTCCGAGGGCAGTGTAATGGGGCGCAAGTCGGTATTGAGCAAGATGCCGCAAGAAGTGCAAGACAAATTGGATGATTTGCTGCAAAACAAGGCGTATACCCAGGCGGATGTTACTCGTTGGATTAATGTGTTTTTATATGATCTCTCTTTACCGCCTGTAATGACGGAGCGCATTGTTAATCGCTATGCGTCGTCCATGAAAGATATTTTGCAAAAAAAGCGCGATACCGATCAGGTGGTTAAGGCGTGGGTGGGGCAAATGGGCGAAATCCCTGATGGCGACTTTGGGCGTGCGATGGTCGAGATTTTGCGTACCTTATCGTTTGAGCTCAATATCAAACTGCATGAACAAATCAATACGGCTAATGATGATGAATTGTTTGGCTTTATCAAAATGTTTAAGGAAATGGCGTTTTCCGTTGAAAAATTAGAGAAAGCCGCCAGTGAAAATGAAAAGCGTGCTGAGCAAATCCGTTTAAAAGCCAGACAAGATGCGGCTGAGGAATTAAGCGACGGTTTGAAGAATGAAGGCATTAGCGAAGAAGTCGAGGCGAGTATTCGACGTATTTTGCTAGGTCAATAGATATGATGCAGATCACCCCCCTTAAGACCACTGACCATTTTCCCACCGATCAGGCGGTACTCCTGCCCTATCAACAACGCTGGTTTGAAGATGAGTCAGAGATAAAAATAGCCGAAAAATCACGCCGTACCGGATTAACGTGGGCGGAAGCTGCTAGTAATGTCGTTACCGCATCAAAACCAAAAAATAGAGGAGGAAGGAATGTCTATTACGTGGGCTCTCGTCAGGAAATGGCTTTGGAGTATATTGCCGCTGTCGCCCTCTTTGCGCGTGCTTTCAATCAATTGGCAGGGGCCGTGCAAGAGGAGATTTTTAAGGATGAAGACGGCTCTAAAGAAATTCTTAGTTATACCGTGCGCTTTCCGAACTCTGGGTTTAAAATATCGGCGCTTTCCTCGCGGCCTTCTAATTTGCGAGGCATGCAAGGCGATGTCGTGATTGATGAGGCGGCCTTTCATGATTCCCTGGCAGCCTTGTTAAAAGCTGCCATGGCGCTGACTATGTGGGGCGCGAGAATACGCATTATTAGCACCCATAATGGCGTGGACAATGAATACAATCATTATATAGAAGATGCGCGCGCAGGCCGTAAGAGCTACAGCGTGCATCGAATTACTTTAGATGATGCCTTAGCTGATGGGCTTTATCAGCGTATTTGCTTTGTCACAGGTCAGCAATGGAGTCTTAAAGCACAGCAGGCATGGCGAGATAAGTTAATTAAAAATGCACCCTCTAAAGAAGCGGCGGATGAGGAATATTTTTGTATTCCTAGTCAATCCGGTGGTGCAGCTCTGAGCCGTATCTTGATCGAAAGCCGCATGAGCAAGGATTATCCTGTTTTTCGCCTGGAAAAAGAGAATAGCTTTAATGAATGGCCTGAACAGCTACGTATAGCAGAAGTAAAAGACTGGTGTGAAGCATATTTAAAGCCTGTTTTAAGGTCACTTAGCCAGGATTTAACGCATGTTTTTGGTGAGGATTTTGGGCGGTTGGGTGATTTAACCGTGATAGACCCGATGAGTATTGAGAAAAATGGCGATAGAGTCGTGCCCTTTAGTGTCGAATTACGCAATATCCCCTTTAAGCAGCAAGAGCAAGTGCTGTTTTATATTGTTGATCGCCTGCCGCGTTTGGTGGGTGGGGCATTAGATGCCGGGGGTAATGGTATGTATTTAGCGGAACAAGCACGGCATCGCTACGGTAGCGGACTGATTCAAGAGATTAAATTATCCGAGGGCTGGTATATGGAAAATATGCCCCCGTTTAAAGCTGCCTTTGAAGATAACACGCTGAGCATCCCAGCCGATATGGAGCAGCTTAATGATTTACGCGCACTACAAGTCATCAACGGCATTATCCGTCTGCCTAAGGGCAAAACCGAAACAGGTAGTAAACCACGTCATGGCGATAGTGCTATCAGTAAAGCATTGGCATATTTTGCCAGTCGTAGCGAGACTTCACTTATTGAATTTGAAGCAATGCCAGACGAATCAGAAGGAGCATGGTAATGAGTTTATTTAGTCAATTATTTAATAAAAAATCGAGTACAAAATCACCAAAGCAAGAGCAAACCGCTGAGTCTGTTTACTTAAAAAATGAATTTTCTACTCACCCATCGCGTGGTATTACACCTGCAAAATTAGCCCAAATATTAGACATTGCAGAACAAGGTGATTTAATATCACAGGCTGATTTATTTATGGATATGGAAGAAAAAGATGGACATATTCAGGCGGAATTACATAAAAGGAAAATGGCAGTCGTCGGTTTAGATTGGCAATTACAGGCGCCATATGATGCTAGTGAATCAGAGAAGAAAGCCACGGCACTATTAGAAGATAGAATCCGAGACATGCTGGATGTAGAAGATGTTCTGTTTGACGCGCTCGATGCCATCGGGCATGGATACAGTTGTCTGGAATTGGAATGGAAGCAAGATAAGATAGGCTGGTTTCCTGAGATTAAGCACCGCTCACCCCGCTGGTTTTGCATTGACCCAAAGCACCCTGACCATATAAAGCTAAGATCAAGTAGTGATTTATACGGCGAGGCACTGCAAGAACTTGGCTGGATTGTGCATCAACATAAAAGCCGCTCGGGTTATTTGGCACGCACAGGGATACATAGGGCATTAGTCTGGCCGTTTTTATTCAAAAATTATTCTATACGCGACTTAGCAGAACTTCTTGAAATTTACGGACAACCACTCAAAATTGGTAAATACTCTAAGGGCGCGACGGAAAAAGAAAAGAAAACCCTGATGCAGGCGATTATGAGTTTGGGCCATAATGCCGGCGGGATAATGCCGGATTCAATGCAAATGGAATTAATAACGGCAACCGCATCCGGTGGCTCTGACCCCTTTAAGGCAATGATAGATTGGTGCGAGAGTACCCAATCTAAAGTTATCCTGGGCAATGGCTTAAGTACAATGGATAGCAAAGGCGGAAGTCAAGCGCTGGGAACAG